GGAGATAACCATGCCAATGGTTGGTGGAAATAAGTATCCGTACACGAAGGCTGGTAAGGCTGCCGCTAAGAAAGCGGCTGCGAAGAAAGTTCCGGCGAAGAAGACTGCGGCTAAGAGGTCGCAGGCTCGTCGGAACAACATGGATTACTGATGGCGGGTAAGCCCAAGTCCCGTGTGAATGAGGCGGGGAATTACACGAAGCCTGCTATGCGTAAACGGTTGTTCAGTGAGATCAAGGCTGGTTCCAAGGGTGGTAAGCCGGGTGAGTGGTCTGCTCGTAAGGCCCAGTTGTTGGCGAAGCAGTACAAGGCTAAGGGTGGCGGTTACAAGTGAGCCCTAAGAAAAAGCCTCAGAAATCTTTGGATAAGTGGACCAAGGAAAAGTGGACAACTAGCGACGGCAAGAAAGCGCAGCGTGCTGGTGGCACTACACGGTATTTGCCGGAGGCTGCGTGGAAGAAGTTGTCGCCCGCCGAGAAGGCGGCGACGAACCGGAAGAAGCAGGCTGGTTCTCGTTCCGGCAAGCAGTTTGTGTCGAACACTGCGGCGGCTAAGAAGGTTGGCCGTCAGGTGAGGAAGAAGAAGTGAGATGTCGGAGAAAGACCCGAGACTGAAGGCTGCCGGGGTGGACGGTTACAACAAGCCGAAGCGGACACCGAACCACCCCACGAAATCCCACATCGTTGTCGCCAAAGAAGGTGACAAGATCAAAACTATTCGTTTTGGGCAGCAAGGTGTTTCGGGTTCCCCTGAAAAATCTGGTGAGTCTTCTTCGTACCGGAAACGACGTGAGTCGTTCAAGGCGCGTCATGCGAAGAATATTGCTAAGGGGAAAATGTCGGCTGCGTACTGGGCTGACAAAGTGAAGTGGTGAAAAGGTTTTTCCAAGTTCTTCTGCTTGTGACGGCTTGGGTTGTTGGCGTGTTATCTGCGATTACGTGGGGCACCGCAGAGGTGTTTATCAGGTTCCGTAACGGACGTAGGTAACGATCTTTCTTATCTATTAGGAGCAACCGAAAGGACTCTAAGTGAGTGAAATAGCAGATGCCCCCGTGGTAGACCCCGCCCCCGTAGAAGCGGATGGTGGACAAGTCGAAGATGTGGGCGGAAACGCCGAAGTGCAGGCGGATGCACCAACCCTGAATGTTGACGAGTTTGCCGACCATCATGTGGTCGTCAAAGTTGACGGTGAGGACGTGCGAGTTCCGTTGTCTGAGGCGGTGGCCGGTTACAGCCGTCAAGCGGATTACACCCGCAAGACGCAGGAATTGGCGCAGCAGAAACAAAGCCTCCAGTGGGCAAGTGCTGTGGCACAGGCTTTGGAAAACGATCCTGCAAGGACAATTGAACTTCTTCAAACCCATTACGGTTTGACGAAGGCTCAAGCCCAGCAGGTTGCCGAGCAGGCAACTGAGGACGCTGGGGATGCCGAGTGGGACGATCCAGTTGCCGCACGTGTCAAGGAACTTGATGGCCGGATCGCACAGTTTGAACAGGAACGTGCGTACCAGCGTTTGGAGGCTGAGGTTTCCCGGCTGCAAACCACATATGGTGATGATTTCAACCCTCAGGAAGTGGTGTCCAAGGCGTTAGCCGAGGGTTCCACGAATCTGGAGGCCGTGTACAAGCAGTTGGCTTTTGACCGGCTGATGTCTCGGGTTCAAGCGGCTGAACGTCTGGCGGGTGACCGTACTGCTCAGGAGCAGGCGGTGCTGGATGCGAAGCGTGAGGCCGGGATGGTGTCGGGCGGGGCTTCCGCTGCGGAGCAGGGTCTGGAAGATACGTCACCTATCCGTTCAGTTTCTGACGCTTGGGCTGCTGCGAAGCGGCAGTACGGCGTTACTTGATCCATTAGGAGTAAACCATGGCTGGAAACAGCAACTTCGATGAACTGTTGTCAACAACGATTGCGAACTACCGTGATCAGTTGACCGACAACGTGTTCAATGCACGTCCCCTTACTAACCATCTCATGGAGAACGGCCGTCTTCGCATGGTCGATGGTGGCACCAAGATTGTGGAGCCGCTGATCTACGGTGAGAACAGCACTGTTGGTGTGTACTCAGGGTACGACACCATTGCTTTGACCCCGCAGGAAGGCATCTCGGCGGCCGAGTTTGAGTGGAAGCAGTACGCTGCGTCCATCGCTATCTCGGGCATTGAGGAAGCCAAGAACAACGGTGAGGCTGCGATCATCAACCTTCTGGAAGCCAAGGTCATGCAGGCCGAGGAGTCCATGAAGGAAGGTTTCAACGCCATGTTCTTCGGTGATGGCACTGACACCCTTGGTGCTGGTGGTACCGACTCGGGTAAGACTTGGAATGGTCTGGGCAACCTGATTGATGCGACCGCTGTTGCGGGCGGCATCGATCCGGCTGGTTCGGGCAACGGGTTCTGGGCTTCGTACGAGGAAGGCACCGCTGGTGCTTTGACCACTGCCGACATGACCACGGCTTACAACACCTGCTCGGTTGGCAACGATCATCCGGACATGATCCTGACCACTCAGACCCTGTTTGAGAAGTACGAGTCGCTGCTCACGCCGCAACTCCGTTACACCGACACCGACAAGGCGAACCTCGGGTTCCAGAACCTGCTGTTCAAGTCGGCTCCGGTGGTGTACGACGTGGATGCCCCTTCGGGCAACATGTTCTTCATCAACAGCAAGTACCTGACCCTTGTCGGCCACTCGGGCAAGTGGTTCTCGCAGACGGAGTTCGTCCGTCCTGAGAACATGGATGCCCGTTACGCGCTGATCTTCTGCTACGGCAACCTCACGGTTCGCAACCGTAGCCGTCAGGGCAAGTTGACCGGCCGTACTGCCTGATCAACCATGTGATGCTGGTGGCGGGGGGCTTCGGCTCCCCGCCTCTGGCGTATCTGGGTAACGATTCAGCCTATTAGTGATGACTCCTAATGCTGTTCCTGCCCACTCCTTGTATGGGGAGCCCGCTTTGCGGGATGCTCGGCCTGCTGCTCAGGCTAAGGGTTCTTCTCCTGCCCCTCCGGGCGGGATGCCATACACGGGTCATACCCGTTGTATGGCGAATGATGCGACGTGTCAGGGTCATAGGGCTAAGGGCACGGATTATTGCATGGGTCATTTGAGGCAGATTGCCCGCGATGTGAAGGAGCGTGAGAATGAATCTGGCTGAAATCCGCTCCAAGGTTCGTGAAATTGTTGACATGGATACCGACGATGTGTCGGATGCTTTGCTCAACATGTACATCAAAGATGGTTATGACCGGATGATTTCTTTGGAACGGCGTTGGCCGTTCCTTGAGAAGTCGTACACGTTGTCAACTGTCAGCGATCAGAAGGGTTACACGATTTCCGCTATTGGTTCTGGCGATGTTCGTGAGATCACTTCTGTTGTTGAGGGGTCTATTGGTGGCATCCGGTTGACGTTGGTTGATCATGCGGATGCTGAGGCGTTCTGGCTGGGTTCTCAGGACACTGTTGGCCGTCCGATGCATTTCTCTGTGTGGGAGCAGAAACTGTACATCTGGCCTACTCCGGATGCTGTGTACACGTTGGCGTTGCGGGGTTTCCGCAAGCCAACGGATTGGACTGCTAACGACGCGACTGAGGTTGATGCGGATGACCGGTTGCATCAGTCGTTGGTGTATTACGCGGTTGCCCAGTTGTATCAGTTGCAGGAAGATGTGCAGTTGGCACGGTTCTATCGTGATTCGTTTGATGAGGCTGTCCGGTTGGCTGCTTCGGACATTATGCGTGTGTCGTCGCATCGTCCGCTTGTTTATTCGGGTGGACGATTCCATGAATCGTCTAACGGTTGGCAGTCTCCGGTGTACTTCTGATGGCCCGGCTGGAAACGCTTCAGATTCAAGACTTCACAGGCGGGTTGAATTATCGTGCTGATGCTTTCCAGTTGGCCGATAATGAGTCACCTGATTTGTTGAATGTTGATATCGATCCGCGTGGCGGGTTTTCTCAGCGGAACGGTGTGAGGGATTACAACACGTCGGCTATCGGGTCGATTGTTTCCGGGTCGTTTGACCCGCACCGTGTGTTCGCTTGGGATGGTAATAGCCGCCAGTTGTTTGTCGCTGCGAACAACAAGGTGTTTTGGACGAAGACGGATACGTTCGCTGATTTGGGTGTGACAACTGACGCTGTGGATGGTGCAGAGTTTGGTGCTTGGTCTAACTCTGGTACTTCATATATTTATGGGTGTGCTGGCGAGTCGAATAGTTCGTTTCGTTGGGATGGTATTGGTGCGTCGCCAACGGCGACGTTGTTGACTGCTTCTGGTATTGGGGCTTCTGATTGGCAGAACGATTATGTGGGTGCGTCTGGTTCGCATTGTCCACGTTCTGAACATTTGACGGTTCATGCTGATCGTTTGTGGGTTGCCAACACGTATGACGGTAACGGGGCGGGTTCGGTTGTGCCGTACCCGGACCGTGTCCGGTTTTCTCATCCGGGTAACCCTGAGTGTTGGCGCGAGTTGGATTACATCGATGTTGTCGGTGGTGGCAGGGGTATTCAGGCGATTGTGTCGTTTGGGGACCAGTTGTTGGTGTTCAAACCTCGGGCCATTTTTGCGATCCTTGGTTTCGATGAGACGACGTTCCAGTTGATCCAGTTGACGAACCAGATCGGTGTTCCTTCTGCTAAGGCTGTGGCTGCGACCGAGTCTGCTGTGTTCATGTTCTCTTGGCCTGATGGTTTGTTTGCGTTTGATGGCTCACGTTTTATTGACTTGTTCCAGAAGATGCGTCCGATCATTCAGATCGGGGAGATGAATGACGAGTCGTTGGACGGGATTTATGTTTCGTGGGTTGATCGCAAGGTGATGTTGTCGTTGCCGGTCGGTGTCGATCCGGCAACGGGCGAGGATTTCGATGAGTCGGCAGTGACGTTT